CTAGCGGTTTTTTTTCGCCCGTACTCCGCACGTCAGCAGGGGCCGCAAGTGGGGCTGCTCGGAAGGAAACCGCGACACGGTACGTCTTCGGACTAGGGTGCAACTCCCGAACAATCCGTGGGGCTCGTCTTACCTGCAAGCCCGGGGGGTCTGTAACGGACCATGCAGGTGCCCTTCCAGGGTGGGTGAACCTCCTTCTGCTTCACGGTGCGTGGGGTAGGGGGAGTCTTGGGGTGAACTACCCTTCGTATAAAAATTTAAACGGAGATTTAGACCATGACGAAAGACTTTGAAGACGACAAGACCCGGGACATCTTTGATGATCCGTTACAGGACTTGAAGCATGAGTGGAAGCAGACCATCGAGGGTGAAGGCGGATGCTGCCCGGTCTGTGGGAAGTTTGGGAAGGTTTACAAGTACAAGTTGAGCCAAGCACTGGCCCTCGCCTTGAAATGGGTGGCAGATCATTCGACTGACGGGGCCGTTGATGTTCAAGCGGCAGGTCCCAGGTGGATGCTCCGTTCAAAGACCTACCCCCTGTTGGCGCACTGGGGTCTGATTGCTTCGCAGTCTGCCCGCTCGGGCGTTTGGTATGTCACGCCCAAGGGAAAAGCATTTTTAAGTGGTTCCATCCTTGTGCCCAAGGCGGTGTACGTCTACGATAACACCGTGTGGGCAGTCGATAAGGATGAGACCTCCTTTCGCGGTTGCTTCGGGGTCAACTTCGACTTCGATGAACTCATGTCTACGCAGTTCAAGTGGTCCAACGTGGCGCAACTGGAGAAGTCCGATGCCAATGCTTAAACGCAACTACAAGCAAGAGTATTCAACGCAGGTAGAACGCGGTGAGCATGAGGATCGGATGGAGCGGCAGAGAGCCCGGCGGACCTTGGACAAGAAAGGTGTAAACCGTTCTGGGAAGGACGTTGCACACACCAAGGCTTTGTCGAAGGGTGGCAGCAACAAGGACGGTTACCGTCTTGAGCCGCCATCCAAGAACCGTTCATTTCCGAGGAAGTCAAACGGTTCAATGAAATGATTCCGCAGTTCGATGACTTCCACGGGGACTCAACCCGTGTCATCTGCCCCTTCTGTTCTGACTCGCGCCGCAAGTCTCGTTTAAAAGAGATGACGCTGACGAGGCAGCCGGACGGGGCAGTTTTGTATTACTGCCACCATTGCGAAGCCAATGGTTCTGTGCAACCCAAACAGGAGTATCGCGTGTCCGCCGTTCCACAAGTAAAGGTCCTGGACAACGCTTTGAGCGTTCACCACTACGAGTACCTCAAGAGCAGAGGCATCTCAGCAGAGACAGCGAAGAAGGCCCGTCTCTTTGCGGGAGAGAAGTGGTTTGCCCGTTTAAATAAAGAGGCCGAGTGCATAGGCTTTCCGTACTTCAGAAACGGCAGCCTTGTGGCCGTCAAGTACCGATCCTTCCCAGAGAAAGACTTCACGCAGGAAAGCGGGGGAGCCCACGATTTCTTTGGCATCGACCAAGTGGACCCGTCTAAACCCATCATCATCGTTGAGGGAGAGATGGATGCGCTGAGTCTGTGGGAGGCAGGCATCGACAACGCGATCAGCGTTCCAGGTGGAGCGCCGATCAAGGTGGCAGATGGCAAAGTGTTGCCTTCGGAAGATAAGAAGTTTGCGTTCGTGTGGAATGCACGGGACGTGTTGGACAAAGCGCCCTACGTCATCCTTGCTACAGACCAGGACGGACCAGGGCAGGCTCTCGCAGAGGAACTCGCAAGGCGCATCGGCAAGGAGAAGTGCCGCATCGCCAAGTTTGAGAAGAAAGATTTCAACGAGGTACTCAACGACCCAACTCAGGGTAAGGAAGCCATCAAGCAGATCGTGGATGGGGCGGCCCCTTATCCCATCTCGGGCCTATCGGACGCCAGCACGTACGCAGACCGTTTAAATGATCTGTTCAGCAAAGGGACGGGCAAGGGGTTCAGCACCGGGTATTCGTCGGTGGATTCGATTTACACGGTCGCGCCCGGCCAGTTGACCGTGGTCACGGGTTACCCGTCGTCGGGCAAGAGCAACTTCGTAGATCAGATCATGGTGAACCTTGCGTCCACGCATGACTGGAAGTTTGCGGTGTGTTCGTTTGAGAACCAACCGGAGATTCACATCACCCGACTCATGGAGATCAAGACGGGCAAGCGGTTCTTCGACGGAGCCCAACGCATGACCGAGGCGGAGAAGGATGCTGCGTTTAAATGGGTGACGGAACACTTCCTCTTTATCGACAGCAACGGAGAGGAGCCAAGCACGCTGGACTCGATCCTGGAGCGTGCAAGGGTGGCAGTTAAACGCATGGGGGTTCGTGGCTTGGTCATCGACCCCTACAACTACATCGACCTCGACAAGACAAACAGCACGGAGACCGAGGCGATCAGCAACATGCTGACCCGAGTGCAGAAGTTCTGCAAGGCGCACGACGTTCACACGTTTTTCGTTGCGCACCCGTCCAAGATTCAGCGCAGCGGTGTGGAGCAACCTCGCCCGGATGGCATGTCCATCAGCGGATCAATGGCGTGGTGGGCCAAGACTGACTGCGGGATCACCGTCCACAGGCAGGACAAGCACGTTGAAATCGCTGTATGGAAATGCAGGTATCGGTGGGTCGGAACTCAGGGGGAGACCACCCTGCTGTATGAAAAGACAGCGGGGACTTACGCGGAGAACCTCGATAGGTTCTAAACGACCCATCTCAGGATGTAAACGAGCCCGCCCCAGCGCGGGCTTTTTTGCGCTCGACTCTTCCGGCAATCTGGGGATTGGGACGTAAAAAGTCTTACGCTGGGGGTAAAAATTCTTACGGTGGATTTAAACGGGCAAAACCCGATTGACTTTGCGTTGCGCCAGTTTTATAATTTGGCCTTGCCAAATTATAAAACCCCCAGTCGACCTCCCGCTTTCCCGCTCCGGGAAATTTAAACGCATCCGGGAAATCCGGGAAATTTAAACGATAGGGATCGAGGCAATAAAAAGGGGCCCGAAGGCCCCTTGTGACGGGAAATGTAGATTCCTAGCCCGTCTCTAGGTCTGAGAATCCCTGCACGGCCATCAGCGAAATAGCGGCACCGCGCAGGGCCCTCCCCGGGTCGCATCTACAAGGTTTGCCGGGGTGGGCTATGAATACGCCGCTATGAACTCGTCATGGAAATTGCCTCGTGGATTGATTTGGACCGTCCCATCAGGACGGGCTGTCTGTTCCATGTCATCCGATACACCGCATACCCGTTATCCCATGCGAGATAGCGGGTTCCTGCCTTGATGTGGCGCTCGTGGTCCACGTGGTCAATAAGCGGGTGGGCATAGGTTGTTTTCAGGTATCGGGGGTCATGGTGGGATAGGGCAATGACCCGTCTCATCAGTCGTCCCTCGTCTCGTGCATGCAGAGCAGGGTGGTGTCGTACACCGTCATCAGGTGCTGTTGGAATGCATCGCGTGGCACGTTGTTTAAACACGATACCTCGCACAGCATCCAGGCCAGGGCAGAAATCACGTCATTCGCATCGGTCCCAGGCCTTTGGCGTTCGTATGCGTTGAGCATTGCGGTCAAGTTGGCGCACAGTAGGCGCACCTCGGCGTTTTCGTCCATGTTGCACCTCAGAAGGGAATCGGATCGTCACGGTCACCCACTACATCCTTGTATGTGATGGGCGGGTGGGCGCTAGCATGCTCCAAGGCCGTGCGCAGGTCAAATAGGACCTCGTCAGGGCTCACGGCGACAAACACGGGGTCCATTGCATTAGCGATCGACCCGTCTCCGTTGTAGAGCACTTCGACCAGGGCACAGACCGGCTCGCGCCCAGGCAGGGCGCGGTGCAGGATGCGGTAGTGTGGGCGCAGGTATTCCATGTTTAAATCTCTCCCGTTGCTTTGGAAATAGCGGTGCGGATAGTGGCGCGGAATTGCTCACTGAATCCACGCATGGCGATGGAATCACCCTCCACTGCCTGGAGCACGTGCAGCAGGTCGGGCGCGGCTGCGATAAGTCGCGCATCATCGGCTGACGTGTCGCGGCGCATGTTGCGCAGGTTGCAAAAGTGATGCCCTCGCGCATCATGTAGCGTGTGCATGTGGTTTTCGGTTTCGTGGGCGGTCCACGGTCCAGGCGTGTGCATGTTTAAATCTCCTCTGTAGGGTACTGGCTTCAAAAGGGGCCCAGGGGCCCCGGCTCAGGCTGCCATCTTCATTTTGCTGAAGGCTGCGGTGCCCAGGTCCTGGGGGTCGTTCACCGTGACGCAGTTCTGCGCACCGTAGATGCGGCTCACGTCCAGGCAAATGCCCACGCCCAGGGTCGTGATGCCCAGGCCCTGGCCTGCGGCGATCTGCTGCTTCATGGCCGGCACGTTGCCACAACCGTCCGAAATCACGAACACGGCGCGGCGCGGTTCCTTGCGGCTCATCAGCATGTCATGCGCCACGCGCAGGGCTGCGTAGTCGTTCGTGTCTTCCATGTTTGAATAGACGTCCCGGATGGTTTGCAGGGTCTTGCGTTTCGGGGTGTCGAAAGGTACGCATACGGATGCCCTGGTGCCGAACGTCACCACGGCCACGGCCACGCCTGCGTCCATCAGGGTTTCAGCCAGGGCATGCGCTGCCGGGATCGCGGCGGCGATGCGCCCAGGGTAGTCGTACATCGACCCACTAACGTCCAGGCAAATGACCACGGCAGAATCCACGCCTTCGATGTCCAGGCGCCTGCGGAACACCGTATCAGTGAACCCGGACCGCGCCAGGGCCTGGGGGTTGATGCGCCCTGCCTTGCGGTTGTTCAGGTGCAGGGTTGTCGCGGTGTTCTCGAACAGGCGGCGCAGTTCGTAGCGCAGTCGCGCGGGGGTGTTGGTCTGCACCGCAGCGGCGCGGCCCTGCTGCACGTGCTCGCCTGGGTGGGTCACCCCTTTGGTTTTGCACCACGTGCCTACGGTGCCTTGGTTCTCGGGGCGGTTGCCCAGGTTGGGCTCGACCTCACGGGCGGCCTGCAATTCCTCTTGCATGGGCTGCATCTTCGGGGCTTGTCCCTGGCCTTCGCCTTCGCCCTGGCCTTCGCCCTCCCCTTCGGCCTCACCCTCTCCCTTGCCCTGGGCTTGTCCCTGGCCTTCGCTTTCCCCTTCACCCTGGGCGTCCTGGCCCTCACCCTGGCCCTCACCGTCCTGCGGCTCGCCCTGGGGGTCCTGCTGCCCGTCTTGCCCGTCCTGCTGCTGCTCCTCCTCGGCTGCGCGCAGTTGGCCGTAAATCCATTCGGACAAAACCAGGGCCTGGGCGGTGTCGTTTACCTGGGGCATGCGCGCCAGGGCCTGCGATGCGATGCGCTGCACTTCAATGGGCATGGGCACCGTTAGCCCGGGGTAGTTGCGCAGGGCCACGGCGATGGCGAACGGGTACTGGGCGGCGTTGCCCCAGTCCTGCACCTCGGCGATGGCCTCGCTCACCATCTGCCCCATCAGGTCGTGCAGCACTTGCTCAATGTTGCCCAGGGTCTTGGTGGCGATGCCCAGGCGCTCAATGCGCGCGTCTTCTACGGCGTTCAGCAGCGACCGCCGGTAGTTGGCGTTCCTGCCCTGGACCGTGTACATGGCGCCGAATTGCGTATGCGCACGGTGCAGCAGTTCATGAATGATGAAGCCGCAGTAACGGACCAGGGTCGGGCGGCCGATGGTTGCATCGTCACGCACCGCAGCGACCAGGATGGTCCCTCGTGCGTTGATGGCGGCGGTCGTGGTCTCGGCGGTCCAGGTCAGGGTCACGGCGCCCAGGCGCAGGGCCTTGGCAAGATGGTGCGTCAACTGCTCCACGCCCTGGCGCAGTTCGTACCCGCGCACCGTGCTGCGGCGGAAAAGGGTTTGCAAGTCGTTCATGTTGGGCCTCGTTTAAATGTGCTTGTTGATGGTCTTGGGGTCGATGCACGTGGTGAAGATTGCTTCCAGGCCCACGGCAGATTCGGCCGGCTGCGCGGCTGCGATCGTGATGTTCCAGGCCTCGCGCACGTCTTCGGTGGCCAGGGCCAGGATGAAAGCGCCCACGGACCGGATGCTTGGGGGGTCGATGATCTCGCCCGTCTGCACCTTGGCGCGGCACTTGTCCACGGCGTCTAGGACGTGGTCCACAAGTTTCGGGTTTGCACCGGTCCGGTCGATGAGGGCCTTGCGCTCCACGTCACGGGGCAGGAACTCAAGCCAGGGTTTAAACGCGAAGCGGTCCATCAGGGCGCTGTTCATTTCGCGGGTCCCTGCATGCCGGCCTGATGCGTCACCGGCGCCGGTCGTGTTGTCGGCTGCGGCGATCACTACCCCAGGCGCACGGGTCCACAGGCGACCGCCGATGGAAACCCGGGCGCTCGGCTCAAGCAAACCGTTCAAGGGGGCAAGGCTGCCGGGGTGGCAGTTGGTGATTTCATCCAGGCAGATCACGGCGCCTGGGCGGGTGTATGCCATCAGGAAATCAGCAGGCTGAAACACGGTCGCACCGTTGGCCAGTCCGGTGGCGCCGATGTACTCGTCTGCGCTCGTGTGCTGATGGAAGTTCACCCGACAGAATGCGCGTCCGGTCCGGGCTGCAAATTGCTGCATGGTCATGGTTTTACCTGCACCGCGCAGGCCGCCGAGCCACAGGTTCCCGTTGGCGCCACGTTCCTGGGCCTGCCACAGAAGGCGCACCATGCGGTCCGTCCAAATGTGGCAGTTGTCCACGGTCGGGGCGGTCGGATCGTCGTACACGTCGAACAGCAGTTCATTGCCCTTGCGGTCTTTAGCCTCAATGCCGAACACCTCCTTGGCCGGCTTGCGCGCCACTACGGTGGCGGCTGCCTGGGCTGCGACTGCTGCCTGCGCACCGGCTGCGGTCACGGCGTCATGGAAGGGCGCCCAGGCCTTGCGCACCTCGTCAACCAGGATGGCCCGGGCCTGGGTCTCGTCAATCGCGGGGGCTGCCGGGGCTTGCGTGGCCTTGCGCGCCAGGGCCTCGGCCTCGTCCATGCGTTCAATGATGGTGGCCATGCTGCCGCGCAGGCCGGCTGCGGTCTTCTGCTCGGCCTTGAGGATGTCGCGCAGTTCGTGAATCGAAAGGGTCGTGGCGCTCTGCGCGTCCGTGGCGCGCTGTGCTGCGCTGTCGGTGTTGCGCATGTGGTCCACGAGGGTGCCCTTGAGGTGCTGCACCTCAGCGCCCAGGCTGAGGATGCGCTGCTCTACCTGGGCGGTCGTGGCCGTGCCTGCTGCTGCTGCGGGGGTCGGACGCATAGGTGCGCCCTTGGGCTCGGCGCCGGTAAGGCTGCCGGGGGTGTGGCCTTGGTTGGCAAGCCACGTGGCGGCCTTGATCTTGTCGGCTGCGGTGTAGGGCAGGCCCTCGCCCGTCCTGCTGTTGTAGGCATCAATCACGGTACGGATCGGCAGGGTCATCAGGTTGTTCATGGTTTAAATCTCCAGGTTGGTTTGGGTTGTCTCGGCGGCGAACACGTCACCGCATGCGCAGGTCGGCAGGCCTTTGTCGACCCACTTGGTAGTGGCGCGGAAGGTCCATCCGCAGGAAGGGCAAACGCACTTCAGCATGCGGGTGCCCTGCTTTACCTTGTTGACGCCGGCCAACAGGGGCGCGTGGGGGTACTCGCCCATCATGGCCAGGACCGGGCCCCATGTGGCCTGGAAATACTTGCCTGGGCGGGTGCGGTTCCAGGGGTCGGTGTCGGGTCCGTGGGGTTCAAGGCCCAGGTCGGTGGCTGCCTGGGCATAGGCTGCGGTATGCGTGGGCGCCACGGCAGCGTGCAGGACCTCGTGCAGCAGCACGGGCAGCACCTCGGCGGGGTCAGCCAGGGTCGGGCTCACCATGATTTCGTGGTGCTCGTCTGCCGATGCCTTGGGTGGCCAGTACTCGCCCAGGGTTCCGGAGCGGGTAAACGTGCTCGGCAGCGCGCAGGAAACACGCACCGCAGCAGGCACGGCGTGGCCGGTCATGGTTTGGATCAGGGGCGCCATCTCAACAATGGCGGCGCGGAGCCAGTCTTCTCTGTTCATGGTGTGCCTCACTTGCTCAGGGGCAGACCGTCCATGCCGGAGCGGTCCAGGATGAAGTCGTGCAGTCGAGCGATGGCGGCCTGGGCCTCGCGCAGTTGCGCAGGGCTCAGACCGTCCAGGTCGGACGTGTGGCGGTTGTGCACTTGGCGCAGGTAGCCCAGGGCTATGTCGTGGGCAAATTGACGGGGGGTGTATTGGTCGATCTTCATGGTGTGCCTCACTTGGTTTTCAGTTGATCAATCGCACGGTCCACGGCGCGGGTCCCGTACCGCTGCAGCAGGTCGGCAAGCGCACGGTGGTGGTCCGGTTGATAGCGCAGGCCAGGGGCCGCATTTACTGCGGCGTGTATCAGGCGCAGGACGATCCAGTCGGAGCGGGATAGGGTGTTGGTCATGGTGCGGTTCTCAGAAGTTGGGTTGATGGCGGCCTGCCAACAGGCGGCCCGTGAAGCGGTTGTGGACCGTGGCGCAGTCGCTGCAGCAGGCAAGCCACTCAAGGGCACCGGCCCAGGTCCATGCGGTGCGGTTCGTGCCGTAGTTGTCGGTGATGCGGTACATAGGATTCCCTCGTGCCGTCCGAGACCGTCTCGGGCGGGGCCTACAGGCCAGCCCTGAGCCTATCGTGCGTTTGGTGCTTGTGCAATAGGTTTTTGCAGCACTAGTGCAAGCAAGCAACAGAGGGGCGGCCTGGGGTGATGTTGGACCGGCTGCGGCTCATGGGGTGAGCCCGTGCGTGTGACGCGCGCGCATGCGTGGCACGGATTGCGTGGGCTGTCAATCTGTACTGGGTTTGCATACATGCCGCTAAAACACGCCAGGAAGGCCTACAGGCGATTTGAGGGGGTGGGTGGTGCCCTGGTATCAAAAAAAGTTATCCACACTCAAGATCGCGTTTCGCACATGTTGTCCACAGGGCTGCCCTGGGACTGCTGCAAAATGTAGCAAAAGGACCGCATGTTGATAACATGTGGATAACTGCGGGGTTGTGGATAACTTGCTTTCTATCGGTCCAGGGGATACCATTGGCGCGAACACTATCGGCGCGGTCCGATTGATAGGGGGATTGAATGACACGGGTCACGGGTGATGAGTTGATGGCGGCGCTCGCGGCTGCGGAGCGGGAAGTGGATGCGGCCAATGGGCGGGTTGACGAGGATGCGCTGCTGCTGGAACGTTTAAACGCACTCGGGGCCGGCTCCCTTGAGGAATTAGCCGAAGGCGAACAGGCAGCGGTTGCCGTAGAGATAAGAGCCAGGGCAGATGGGAAAGCATGGGGTGCAGGTGGACCAAGACAGAAAGCATTGACGCCCAGTCAAGTCGCATTCGCCCAGGGGCTCATAGAGGGGAAGACACTCAAGCAAGCGTATCGGGAGGCGTACCCAAACACCAAAGCAAAAGACAGCACCGTGGCGGCTGCTGCGCACCGTCTAAGCAAGCATCCACGGATTGCGGCGATGGTCGGACAGGCCTGGGCTGAGTCCGTCGAGGCCCTGACAGATGACGTGCAGGCCACAAGGCGCTATGTGATCAAAAGTCTGCTGCACATGGTGCAGACCGCTGAGTCCGAATCCTCCAGGCTGAGGGCCCTCGAAGGCCTGGGCAAAGCATCGGGTGCGTTTACACCGGTCCAGGCAGACGCACCAAAGGCTGTCACGCCGGATCAGTTGCGCAGGGAGTTGCAAGGGCACTTGCGCCTGATTGCATCCACGCAGCGCACCGGCACCGGTGGACGTTTACACGCCGGGGCGGCGGTCGATGCAGGGGCGGGAGGGTCGGACCCCACCGTGCCCGCACCCCCCGCTGTGCGCGAGTGACCACCCGTCTCGCGTGTACGCTGTGTTCCACACAAACAATCCCCCCCAAAATAGAAACACCCCCCCCTTGTCCTCCCAAACGCACACCCCCCGGGGGTATATATATTTTGGGATTGCCATTTCCGCGAACATAGGTTAGCATTTAAACAGAAGGCGGCTTAAACGCCGTATGCGAAGCGTGATCAGGGATAACGTGAGGATTGAGACTGTGTTGCTGAAGGACTATGCGCATCCAACGATGCGGGCAGAGCGGTGTTTAAAGGAGTTGCACGACGCCGTGTTGGACAAGAACTGGGACAAGGCGCAGGATCGTTCCAAGGAAGCCATTAAGTGGATTTGGGAGATTCAGGAAGCCTTGTATGAGATGAGGAAGAAGGATGCGGCCTAAGGCCAGTTTGACCAAGCGGTGGAAGACCGTCTTGGATTTCATCCGGGCGTATTCCAAGATTCATGGGGTTGCTCCGTCGTACGAGACGATCGCAATGGGTTTGGGGATGAAGTCACGGTCCAACATTCACAGGATGGTCCGTCGGATGGAAGAAGAGGGCTTGTTGGTGCGAGAGCCCAGGAAGTTCTATGCCCTTCGGGTTGTGGATGACCGTGGGGTTATGAAACTGTGAGTTTGCTTACGAAGCAAGAGGTTGCTGGCTACCTGTCCTTGGTGGACCGTGTTCCTTCTGCTGAACGGTCCAAGATAGTTGCTCTTCTGGAGATGGATCGTGTACAGAGGTGCCAGGAGTCATTCCTGTTCTTTGTGAGGCAGATGTGGCCTGGGTTTATTTCTGGCCGGCATCATCAGATCATGGCAGAGGCGTTTGAGAGGGTGGCTTCGGGGGAACTCAAGCGTCTGATCATCAACATGCCTCCCCGTCATACCAAGTCGGAGTTTGCTTCTTACCTGCTTCCGGCGTGGTTCTTGGGTAAGTTTCCTCAGAAGAAGATCATTCAGACTGCCCACACGGCAGAACTGGCCGTCGGCTTTGGCCGGAAGGTCCGTAACTTGGTCTCTGGGGATGACTACCAGAAGGTTTTCCAGACCAAACTGTCCTCCGACTCAAAAGCGGCAGGCCGTTGGAACACGGAGCAAGGGGGCGACTACTTCGCTATCGGTGTCGGCGGTGCCGTGACGGGTAAAGGCGCCGACATCCTGATCATTGACGACCCTCATAGTGAGCAGGAAGCCAAGCAAGGCAAGCCTGAGGTCTATGACGGGGTGTATGAGTGGTACACATCCGGTCCGCGCCAGCGTTTACAGCCCGGCGGGGCCATCATTGTGGTGATGACCCGGTGGTCCAAGCGTGATCTGACCGGGCAGGTGCTCAAAAAGAGCGCCCAAGACGGGACGGATGAGTGGGAAGTCATCGAATTCCCTGCAATTCTTCCCTCTGGGAACCCTCTTTGGCCCGGATTTTGGAAAAAAGCGGAGTTGGAGGCCCTTAAAGCCGAACTTCCGGTCTCCAAATGGGAGGCCCAGTACCAACAGAACCCGACTTCCGAAGAAGGCGCCATCATCAAGAGGGATCAATGGCAGATTTGGACCCAGGCAGACCCTCCTTCTTGCGAATACATCATTCAGTCCTGGGATACGGCCTTCGAAAAGACCAATCGGAGTGATTTCTCAGCCTGCACGACGTGGGGAGTCTTCTATCAGGCAGACAAAAACGGGGATGAGAAGCCCAACATCATCCTTTTGGACGCTTACAAGCAGCGTCTGGAGTTCCCGGAACTGAAAAAGAAGGCCTTCGACATGTGGAAGGAGTGGAATCCAGACACTCTGATCGTCGAAAAGAAGGCCGCCGGGTCTCCGCTGATCTATGAACTGCGCAAGATCGGTATCCCTCTTTCCGAGTACACACCGAGTAAGGGAAGCGATAAGATCGCCCGCGTAAACGCCATCTCGGATTTGTTTGCATCCGGTGTCGTTTGGTGCCCGGAAACCCGATGGGCAGAGGAAGTGATGGAAGAAATGGCAGCCTTCCCCAATGGGGACAACGATGACTTGGTGGACTCCTCAAGTCAGGCTTTGATTCGCTTCCGTCAGGGCGGCTTCATCGTTATCGACAGCGATGAAAAAGATTACCCCGTGCAGCCCCGTAGGGTTGCGTACTACTAAGGATCAACATGGCAACCAATATCGACTCGGCAATGGTTCCCCTTCTCCCAGAAGAGATGGGAGATGAACCAATGGTTGAGATTGAAATTGAAGACCCCGAGTCTGTCAAGATCGGGATGGGCGGTTTAGAGATTGAATTGGAGCCTGAAGCAGAAACCGCTGAAGACTTCGATGCCAACCTCGCCGAGTACATGGATGAGGGAGACCTCCAAGGTCTGGCCTCTGACCTGATCGGTCTGGTAGATGCGGACATCAACTCCCGCAAAGACTGGGCAGACATGTACGTCAAGGGACTTGAAGTCCTGGGCATGAAGTACGAAGAACGTGCTGAACCCTGGCTTGGTGCCTGTGGCGTTTACAGCCCCATCTTGACGGAAGCAGCAATCCGCTTCCAGTCCGAAATGATCACGGAGACCTTCCCGGCCCAGGGCCCGGTCAAGACCCAGATCATTGGCGAGATCACCAAGAAGAACGAAGAGTCTGCCGAGCGTGTTCGTGATGATATGAACTACCGCCTGACGGACGAGATGATTGAGTACCGCCCCGAACATGAGCGGATGCTGTACTCCCTTGGTCTGGCCGGCGCAGCGTTTAAAAAGGTCTATTACGACCCAAGCCTGGAAAGGCAGATCGCTGCTTACATCCAGGCAGAGGACATGATCATCCCCTACGGCGCTGCCAATGTTTACACGGCAGAGCGCGTCACCCACGTGATGCGCAAGACCGAGAACGATATAAACAAGTTGATGGCTGCGGGCTTCTACCGTCACACCGAACTGGGTGAGCCGGTCAGAATCTTCACTGACATTGAGAAGAAGAAGGCAGAGGAGCAGGGCTACACCCTTACCGATGATGATCGGTATCAGGTGCTTGAGATTCACGTTGATTGGAATCTGAAGGGCTATGAAGATAAGGATGATGAAGGCGAAGAGACGGGGATCGGCCTCCCGTACGTCATCACCATCGAGCGAGGTACCGCAACGGTTCTATCTATACGACGGAACTGGGATGAGTCCGACCGAAGAAAACTCAAACGACAGCACTTCGTTCAGTACACTTATATCCCTGGCTTTGGTGCTTATGGCCTTGGCTTCATTCATATTATTGGTGGTTATGCTCGTGCAGGGACCGCGATTATTCGCCAGTTGGTCGATGCGGGAACCCTCAGCAACCTCCCCGGAGGTCTCAAGACCAGAGGTCTCCGCGTCAAGGGCGACGACACGCCTATCGCCCCGGGTGAGTTCCGGGATGTAGACATCCCCTCGGGGGCGCTGCGTGAGAACATCATGCCGCTCCCGTACAAGGAGCCAAGCCAAGTCCTGGCTGCACTCCTTGATCGGATCACTGATGAGGGCAGACGCCTTGCTGCCATTGGTGATCTGAAGTTGTCCGATATGTCTGCCCAGGCTCCTGTGGGCACGACACTGGCCATCCTTGAGCGGCAACTCAAGACAATGTCTGCCGTCCAGGCTCGCGTGCATGCAAGCCTGAAGATGGAATTTAAACTGCTCAAGCAGATCATCCGGGACTACATGCCGCCGGATTACTCCTACATCCCCGTGGGAGGAAACCGTGCTGCCAAGCAAGAGGACTACGATCTTGTTGAGGTGATCCCGGTCTCTGATCCAAACGCCGCCACGATGGCGCAGCGGATCATGCAGTACCAAGCCGCTCTCCAGTTGGCTCAGGGCGCTCCTCAAATCTATGACCTGCCCAACCTGCACCGGCAGATGTTGGAAGTTCTTGGCATCAAGAACGCCGAGAAGTTGGTCCCCGTCGAGGAAGACCAGAAGCCTCGTGACCCCGTGTCTGAGAACATGTCGTTCCTGACCGGCAAGCCAACCAAGGCATTCATCTATCAAGACCATCAGGCCCACATCGCCACCCACATGGCGCTGCTCCAGGACCCGATGGTGGCTCAGATGATTGGACAGTCTCCGATGGCACAACAGATGGGCGCAGCCATCATGGCTCACGTCGCAGAGCACATGGCCTTTGCATACCGTCAACAGGTCGAAGAACAGTTGGGCGTGCCTCTCACTCCGCCCGATGCTGAACTGGATGAGCAGGCAGAGGTGCAAATCTCCCGTCTGGTTGCTCAGGCCGCACAGCAACTGCTCCAGACCAACATGGGCAAGGCTCAACAAGCCCAGGCCCAGCAGCAGGCGCAGAACCCGCAACTACAGATGGCGCAGGCAGAACTGCAACTCCGGGCTCAAGAACTGCAACGCAAGGAGCAGGATAGCCAGCGTGATTTCCAAATCGCTCAAGAAAAGATTCGCCTTGAGCGGGAGCGGCTGGCAGTTGAAACCCAAAAGGAACAGGCCCGTCTGGCAAATCAGAACCGTCAGGCCGACAAGAAACTTCGCGCCGAAATGATTAAGACGGTGATGAAGCCCCGCCCGAAGCCGGGCATGCCCAAACAGTGAGGTTTAAATGGCAACCACTGCGTTTTCCGTGGTATTGAAAGACATTGAGGAGCACCGGGAGTCCATCGCCCGTGCCCTCGTAGATGGTGGTGCTCGGGACTATGCCGAGTACCGCAGTATGTGTGGTGAGGTCCGGGGTCTCTCAACCGCACACATGTTTATCACCGACCTCGTGCGAAAGATGGAGCAAAACGACGATGAGTGAAATCCTCCTGAGTACCGGAGAAGACGCGGTGCCGACCACCCTGCCCGAGACGGCAGAGGAAAAGGCCAAGCAACTTCCCGATCCTTCCACCTACCACCTGCTCTGTGCGCTACCAGAGATTGAAAGGGAGTATGAGAGCGGGATCGTCAAGTCAGGGCAGACCATGCACTTCGAAGAAGTCATGTCCCCTGTACTGTTTGTGATGAAGATGGGGCCGGACGCCTACGGCGATAAGAGCCGCTTCCCCAGTGGACCCTCGTGTAAACCGGGCGACTTCGTTCTGGTGCGCCCCAACACGGGCACCCGCGTGAAGATTCACGGGCGTGAGTTCCGCATCATCAACGACGACAGCGTGGAAGCCGTGGTGCAAGACCCGCGTGGCATCTCTCGCGTTTAAAGGAGGATCACATGCCGCTTGATCAAGAAGCGTTTAAATTCCCGGACGAGAAGGCCGAGGAAAAGAAGCAGGATGAGATCGACTTTGAAGTCGAAGGAGATTCTGAGATTGAGGTGGTGGACGACACTCCCCCAGAGGATCGTGATCGTGCGCCCATGAAGGAGCCTCCCTCGGAGGTGACGGATGAGGAACTTGCCCAGTATTCAGACGGGGTTAAGAAGCGCATCCAACATTTCTCTAAGGGTTATCACGAAGAGCGCCGGGCAAAAGAGGCTGCTTTCCGTGAGCGGGAAGAGGCTGTACGTCTTGCACAACAACTCATGGAGGAAAACAAAAAACTCCAGAGTTCGCAGGGCCAGACCCAGCAGGTACTGCTTGAGCAGGCCAAGAAGGTCGTTGAAAACGAACTGTCTGAAGCCAAGCGCAGATACAAGGAAGCCTATGAATCAGGAGATTCAGACGCCCTTGTTGCGGCCCAGGAAGAACTGACCGCCGCCAAAATCAAGGCAGACCGGGTAAACAATTTCAAGCCCGCCCCTTTACAACAGGAAAAACCTGCGGTACAACCCGCACCACAACCAGTTCAGCAAGAGCAGGTTCGCGTTGATCCCAAAGCCTCTGCGTGGCAAGAAGCCAATCCGTGGTTTGGACAAGATGACGAGATGACTGCCCTTGCACTGACGGTTCATCGAAAACTTGTGGAAAGTGGGGTAAGTCCAAACAGCGATGAATACTACGACCGCATCAATACTCGGATGCGGCAGGTCTTCCCGGATGCGTTCACCTCTGAGAAGCCGGTAAAGAAATCGCCTGTCGTGGCACCTGCGACCCGAAGCACAGCGCCCAAAAAGATCGTGCTGACCAAGTCCCAAGTAAACATCGCCAAGCGGCTCGGACTGACGAATGAGCAGTACGCCCGTGCGGTTGCGGAAGAAATGAGGAAACAAAATGGCTGAACGTACCCCCCGTGAATTGGATACCCGAGCAAAGATGGAGCGCCCTAAGCAGTGGATGCTTCCTGAACTGCTGCCGAGCCCCAACCCCGAGGACGGCTACGAGTTTCGTTGGATTCGAATCAGTACCCTTGGTACTGCCGATCCAGGCCATATTTCTTCAAAACTCCGCGAAGGTTGGGAGCCTGTAAAAGCCTCTGAGCATCCCGAAATCCAGATCATGGCAACTGGGGACAAGCCCCGGTTCCCAGATAGCATCGAGATCGGTGGACTCTTGCTTTGCAAAACACCCAAAGAGTTTGTCGAACAACGCAACTCGTACTTTCAGCGTCAAACTGATGGTCAGATGCAGTCGGTTGACAACAACTTCATGCGCGAGAACGATCCTCGGATGCCTCTATTCAAAGAGCGCCGCTCTGAGGTGAAGTTTGGACGCGGTTAAATCATCTTAGGAGTCCAACATGGCTTACCCCTCTGTTGACGCCGCATATGGTTTCAAGCCGATCAATGAACTGAACGGCCTACCTTATGCTGGTGCAATCCGCCAGATTCCGATTGCTCGGAACTATGGCACCGCCATTTTCAATGGCGATCTCGTTGAACTGATTGCCAACGGCACGGTTGTGCTGACTGGCATGACCACTTCCACCACGACCACGGCTCGCGCCGGTCAGGTTGGTATCTTCGTGGGCTGTTCGTACACCAACCCCTCGACGGGTCAGAAGTTGTTTGCCCAGTATTACCCCGGTAATATCCTGGCCAACGACATCGTGGCCTACGTGGTGGATGATGACCGCGCAGTCTTCAAGGCCGTGATGATTGGTCAGCCCTCCGCAGGTCTGAGCAACACGGCTACGACCGTTGGCTTTGCTACGCAGGCTTTCGTTGGCAACAACGTGTACTGCGTGACTGGCACCGCCGGTAGCACCACCACGGGTAACTCCGCGATGGGCGTGTCTGGCGACCAGCCGAGCAACGGCACCGGTAACGTGACTGTTGCCACTGGCCTGCCCTTCCGTGTTGTGGGCCTTGTGCCTGAGACTGCTGTGACCCTGTCGGGCACCGGCAGCACCTCTGGTTCTTCGACCACGGTGACGCTGACCGCCGCTGTGACTGGCCTGCAAGCCGGTATGCAGTTGATCTGCGCCACGGGCACTGGCTCTCTGGCCGGTAACTTCATCACGGTGACGAACGTGAACACGACGACCC